TTAAACGACCTTCTTCTGAACCGTTGATAACAATGTAATCACAACCCACTTCATTACAAAGTGCTTTAGCGATTGTGGTTTTACCAACGCCAGCTGTACCAGACAATAACAGGTTTGGAATCTCTTTACGGTTTACATATTCCTGAAACGTTGTTTTAATGTTGTCAGGAAGGATACAGTCTTCAACTCGGCTAGGGCGATACTTCTCCACCCACAAGATATCGTGATTCATTCAAAAACTCCATAATATAAAAAATTAACATTACTTAATAGAAGTAATACTTTCAATGAGGGATTCAAGTTCTTTAAACTCTGCAACCTCGGTTTGCAATGACTGTTTGTGTTGTGTTTTGGCAATGCGTTTAATAATCTTTTTAGGGAGTTTTAATTCGTCATGGCCAATTTCAATGATATCTTTGATTGCTTGATTGTTTGCTTCATTTTTTTGAATGTGTAGAACAATCTCATCGATATAACCTTTGAGAGATTTTAATTGTTTCTCATCAAAGGTTCCATATAGTGTAGTGACTTGATTAACCATTGCTATTCAATGCACCAATAGTTTCAAGGTAATCAGCCTTAACAAGAACTTGTCTATTTGCAGTAAAAATCATACAACGTTCTGGTGATAACTCTGCAACACCTTCAATTTTATCTTTGGCAATTGCAATGGTGCGTTCAACAAATTCTTGGCTTTCACCTTCACCAATAACTTCCAACATTTTAAAATGCATAAAATTCATATTATTCCACCTTAGAGTCTTTCGCTTCAAAAGCGATAAAGTATTCAATGTCAACGTTGACATTTTTAAAGAAACAGAATCCTTTAAAGGAAATCTGTACATCATATGTACCGGCAATCAACTTTAGATTTTCAACTAAGAAAATAACCTTGAATTTGTTTCCGTTACCTGTTCCAACTTCAACTGAATTTGTGTGTGCTGAGTCATCTTTAGCATTACAAGCTGTCAACTTAATGGTTTCACCATCAGATTCAACTGCAATATGTGGTGATTGTAAGACCTTTGCGGCATCTATAATGGATGCATAGTCTTCTTGTGTCAACTGGAAAGTAGAATCAATACTGGGAAGCGTCAATACTTTTTCTGGCGGAGTAACAATCATGTGTTTGGCCGTCTTACGATATGTTGTACGACTACGACCATTTTTGAAAATGACATTTGAGTCATCAAAATCCATCTCAGGGTCTTTGTTCAAGAAATATACAGACAAGAATTGATTCAAGTCATATACACAAAAATCTTGCGGAAAGTTATCTTTGAGGGTAGCCTTAGCAAGTACTGTTTTACTGGATGAGATTGTAGAAATCTTATTGCCAGTTTTAAACTCAATGCCGGGGTTAATGCTTGCAAAGTTTTTCAATACATCAACGGTTTCTTTCGAAAGTTTCATTTCACTTCTCCATCATTTAAAGAATACATTATATCATGTTCATACAAAAACATCAAGCAGCACATAGCATGTGCCAAGTGATGTATACCAGATTCTGGATCCATTTGTTCGCCTCTTTTGTAGGCCCAAATGTGTCGTTCCATTGCATCGAAATATCTACGCTTTGAATCTGGTACTTTTTTCCAATTATCACGTTCATACTTCTGAGCACCAAAAGTTAGAACCTTTACTGTTTCCTCTAATGCAAGAGGTGGTAGTAAACCATATTCCAATTTTCCACCATCGAACTTGCGGCCGGTGTTGGGCATTTCGGCCAAAACTGGCCGATTATTATTAAACTCTATTTTGCCGATTGAAAAATCATGAGCAATTGGCGGCAAAGGTCTTATTGTCATCACATCTCTCCAACAAAGTTAGCCACTGCTGGCATGTCTCCCTTGAAGTGATACGTACCGATATGATCTGTCTTCATCCATGGACACAAGAAGATTTTACCACCAATGTTTCTCCACCATTGACAGAACATATAATCTTCTGAAAGATAACGTTGAGAATCTTTATCAATAACTGTATCAAAATAGGCATGAATGTATCGTGTGCCATCAAAGTGAGCTTGGCCAACGTGGTCTGGTTTATAACGAAATTCAGGATATGCTTTTTCCCAAACACTAAACACTTCACGTTTTACCATCATAAATCCTGTACCAATTTCAAGTACTTCTAATGGTTCAGACACATTGAATTGTGCAGTACCTTTAACAGGATTAAAAACATAATCACCAGTAATATTAGCCAAATCGTTTGGTTCAATTTCTGGATTTTTTAGAATAGCAGTCTTCACAGACTTCCATTTAATTGCTTTCTTAGGATACGGGCCACCAATAACATCTTTATCCAAAGCAAGTAGTGCAATCACATCACGTGGATCAAAGTGAATATCTGAATCCAAGAATAATAGGTGTGTGCAATCTGAACGATTCAAGAATTCATCAACAAGATAATTTCTTGCACGTGTAATTAATGATTCATTGAAGAGAAAAGAAAACTTTATTTGAATTCCATATTGGATGCAAAGTGCTTGCAAATCAAGACAAGCTTTACAGTACAGACCATGATTCATACCGCCATACATTGGTGTGGCCACAAAGATTTTTTTCTTTTGCAAATCTTCTTTTTTAATTGAAATTTCCATCTTTTCTCCGAAATAAAAAAAAGGGGGTAAGCCAAAGATGGCTTAACCCCCATACTAACGCTTGATTAGAATCCTGCAGCGTATGCAGCACGAATCATTGCTTTAGTTGGTTTACCTGTACGATAAACTTGAACTTTGCTACCATCACCACGGCGTTTTGTGTTCGTGTAGATTACGTTGCCTTCTTGACGGAGTTCGTCAATACGAGCAGCAACATTAGAGATACCAAAACGAGCACGTGCTTGTGCAACGCTTAGTGTGTTGTAACCCTCAGACTTGTTCAAGAAGTTGAGAATCTTTTGTTTTGCTGAAATAACTTTTGCCATAATATAGCTCCTAAAATAATAAAAAATAACGAAATCTTGTTTGCACAAGAACACATATCATAACATTATATATGTGTATTGTCAAGCGTTTTACTGGTACACTTAACTTATCTGCCGACCTGGGGCAAATATTTCTTCTTGGTTTCTTCCCAAGAAAGCATAATCAAATCATCATAGAAAAGTGTTTCATATGAAACATTGTTTTTCTTTTTTAACATTGATATGCGACCTTTGGCATATTTGGTTTTCCAAATAGTTGCCAGAGTTTTCTCACTAGTGTCAAATGACTTTACCAGTTGGTCATCTGAAATCTGTTTACACAAATATTCATTCGTGTTGTTGTACAGAGGTGAGAAATAGATACCACGTTGATGTTCGGTTCTAATCAATTCTTTTGGAATCTTTAGTTTAGAATACGCAAAGTTCAACGAACGGTTTTTGTGGTCACGTTTAAGTGGAAGTCCTTGAGTGTTCTTGGCTTCCCACCATTCAAAGTATTTACGTGTATGGTTTTCTTTAATCCATTCGAATACCATATGCATGGTTTTTCTCTTTGGTTCAAATGCAACCGAACCAGAGGAGAATCCCATTTTGTTCCAGTGTTCTAGTCCATCATATTGAGAAAGACCACCAGACTTAGTATTCCCATAAAGAGAAGTAGTTGTAACTCCCACCAGGACATCTCCATATCTTTCCTTCCAGTCTTTTTGTACAGTATCGGAAAGACACAACAAGGCCAGTAGTTTACCACCCATATAATTAAACCCTAGTGGCTGTAAAGGTACTATGGTTGATCCGATGGCTGTATGATTAATCATACCTTGTTGTGTCTTAACATCTCTTGACCAACCAATTGCATTATCTCTTGGAGTCAAGTCTAGGAAATCGGATGATATACAAATAACACCCAAGTACTTACCTGTTTTATTATCCTTAACTGTATAAAACAAGTTACGACCAATATTAGAGTTGTTCTTCATTGTAGAAGAAAAGGTACGAATGGCATTCCATGTTTCTGCCAAGTCACCATTCGACAATTCTAAAACTGGTTCTAAATTCTCATAGTCATCTGGATTCTGTGGCATCCAGAAATTACTTTTTACTTTATCAACAATCTTCTTTTGGTCAGGATTCAACATCTTAAGTTCATCACCAAAAAGTGTATTGACTTCTCTTGTAGGATAACGTTCTTTCACTTCACACCATTTTTGGTATAAGGTATATTCACGTACATCCATTTTAGATGCATATGTCAAATCTTCTGTGAGAGTTTTCTTGAGTTG